GGGGTTGCAGCGTAACCCCCTTTCACCTTGGCTGCGACCGCCGTTTCCGAAATGGTCGCTTGGAACGTCCCGCTACGGAACGACGTCGCCCCAGTCGCTGCCAGCACCGCAGAGCCCGCCGAAAGCCCGATGCCGTTGATCGCCAACAGATGAGCGGTCAGAAGCTCCGTTGCGTCCTGCCGCTCGTCTCCGAAGCGCTCGCCTACACGCGCCTCCGCTTTGGTCGCCCAAGCGGCATATGGCGTCTCGGTCAAGGTGGAGAATGCCGGATAGATCGCCTGGAAGTCAGCGAGGGGAAGGCGGGTGTAGGTCACGCCAGCGCCTCGATCAGCTTTGCCCGGCCGGTCTTGTGGTGCGGTTTCTTGCCGGTCTTCTCTTCGACCATGGCGCGGAGTTCGTCGTCGTCAAGCGTGTCGAAATCCACCGCCACGGCCTGCTGTTCACCGATCGGCGCGACATGCAAGAATGCGAGACGGCAAGTTGCCTCTTCATGCCCCTCCTTGATGGTCACAGTCCGATTGTGGCCGGGCTCGATATGCACAATGCCATCATCGGCCCAAATGCCCTGAATCGCCTTGGAATTGTTCGTGACCTTCGCCTTCATATCGCTTCTCCGAAAAGAAAAGGCCGGACCCCATGCGAGGCCCGGCCCTCTGAGCCTCTTGTTCTCGTGGCGCTATCAGGACGGCGGCGCGGTCACTTCGTCGGCGTAGGCAGCAGCCTTGGGGAGGCGCCATTCGGTGCCGCCCGTGCGCGCGATAATGCCCTGCTCCCAACCCATGATCGACTTCTGGCGCGGCTGAAGCACCGTGCGCGGCATCGGGAGGTGGAAGCGAACAACCTCCGGATCGCGGCGATATGCAACCAGTCGCCCGCCACCATCGTTGGATGCAGTTGCCAGTTCGCGCACCGGATAGATGTTGAGAGGCTGGCCGGTTTCCGCCGTGTAGATGTTGTTCTTGCGCAGATATTCCAGAACGGTGATGGCGTTGTCACCCGTGCCGTTCTTCTTGGTTGCGGCGACACGGAAAGCAGCAGGCGGCAGGGCGACACTGTCGGCCCATTCGATTTCGTTGGTCTGCGTGCGAACGCGGCCGATCACCTCGTTCACATCGGCAAGAATCTGGTCGGCCGTCTTCGCAGGCCAGAAGGTACCGGGCGTGTCCACATCGGCGCGGGGCACGTCGCCACTGTTCGCGAAGCCGGTCCAGTTCTTTTCGGTGTGGCCGGTGAACGCGATGCTGTTCAGCAGGCGCTCGATCTTGTCGGATGCCGACATGGCATCGGTTGCCGAAAGATTGATGCCGTAGAGGGCAGCCTGATTGACTTCCTCCAAGTTCCATTCCCAGCCCGAGCCGATCATGGCAAAGTCATGGCTCGCCTGATCGCGCGTGGTCTTGTTGAACGGCATGTCCGTTCCGGCGCCCGAGATGAACTTTGCCTCGCCAGCACTATCGACGGTGAAGAAAGTCGTGCCGATCGCCCACTGATTGCCCTCGGTCACGACCGGGATAACCTGCGAGTAATTGTACGTCGGGTAGCGCTTCTCGTAGATGCGCGTCTCGACATTGCGCCCCTGCGCGATGACGAAGGGGAATGCCGCCTGCGCATCGGCGAAGACCTGGGTATACATGTTCATTTCCTGAGTCCCCCTATCAACGCAGCTTCAGCGAGACTTCGACGATATCGCCGTTGCCGCCGCTGGTATCGAACTTCGCACCCGGGATGCGGATATGCGTGGTGGTGCTGGTGTAGCGCTTGGTCGCCGGGTTCCAGTAAACATCGCCGCCATCCACGACTGATGCGCCGGCAGTGACGTACATCTGGCCCATGGTCATGAATGCCCCCGTGAAGTACTGCGGGTAGCCATCGACCAGCGACGAGCCCGAAGCGACGGGCGGAACAGCGCCGGTCAGAACCGCCAGGCCAACGAAATCGGCGTTCGCGGTATAGGTCACATCGATGTAGAACGTGTCGCCAGCGGTCATGGTGCCAGCGTTCGAGATCGTGAACGAGGTGATGCCGGGGATGGTGGTGTTCGCCGTGGCAACCACGCCGTCGCCAACCACGACACCATCGGGATCGTACACGATGTACGGCGCGGTTGCCGAGGTGGCGATAAGCACAGCCTGATAGCGGCCCTGCTTGGCGCCCGCCGTGATGGTAGGGGCATCGGTGATGGTGCCGGTGCCGACATTGCCTGCGGACTCGCTACCCGCGCCAGTCGCGGCGAACGTGCCGCCGACGACAACACCGTGATCGCCAGAGCCGCGAAATGCAGGCTGGCCGAACTCGATGCCGGCCGACGATTCGACCGTGCGGCTGACCTTGTTGCACTTTTCCTCGTTCGCAATCTGGCCCGGGAGGCCCTTTGCGGGAGTGACCGAATAGTCGGTCTGATACGTCGCCATTTCAGTGTCTCCCTTCAGGCAGCCGCAGCGGCGGGGTTGGTGAGGTCCTTCAGCATCTTCGCGCGTGCATCGGCGACGAGCTTGTCGGTATCGTTCATGTTCGACGGCGCACCGATCGGCTGCACCCCGGTCTGCTGATCAGCGACCTTCACGCCGGCAGTCAGCGAGTCGAACGCGATATTGATGTGATCGGCGGTGTAAGCCTTGGCCTTCTCGCCCATCTTCGCGTCCACGACCGCCTTCTTGATCGCGGCAGTGTCGGCATCGGCGGCGTAGGTCACGCCGAGCGCCTTGGCTTTGGCCTGCACGTCCGCATAAGCCTTGGCAGCATCAGCGAGCTTGGCCGGGGTGATCTCGGCATCGGCCAGTTTGGCTTTCAGGTCCGCGATTTCCGCGTCCTTCGCCACGATCGTCGCAGCATCGGCGACGGTCTTGTCTTCGGCTGCCTTGGCCTTGGCCTGGGCATCCGCGAGGGAGGTGTTGAGGGCGCCGACCGCGAGGGCAACAGCCGCGCCGTCGCTCAGGTCAACGTCCTTGGCGTCGCCAATCGTGATCTTCATCTTCGGTTTCTCCGTGGAGGCGGGGCGCTCATCAACGATACGAAGTTCCGGCCCGCCCCGTGCGGCCCGAACAAATGCGATGTGGTTGATTTTTAGATCGGTCTGGTATGCATCGCACGCCGTTCCGTCCGGATGTTTACCATCGGCGGGGAAGACCAGTTCGGTCGCATAGCCCATCGAAAGCTGCTTGTGCGTCGTGGTGGCAGCCTGGACCGCAGAGGCATCGCGGACGATAATCGGCACGCGGACGCGCTGACCATCGCGGACGACATCGCCATGAATTTCGCCGACGCCATGACTGCGCCAGTTGTCGGCGGTGACGGCTTCCGAAGGGTGATCGACGGTAACGGGAGCGCCGGAATAGGTGGCGAGGCTGTCAGCCTTGAACACTTCGCTTTCGGGGCGATAGACCTTGGCGATTGCCTTGTCGCGCAAGCCGTGCTTGTTTTCCGGGTCTACTTCGCGACCCAAATAGTCCTGAATGCCAGTTCGCGCCGCATACACTTCCGCGACAAGTGATCCGTCCGCGCAAATGCGGGCAGTCGAAGCGGCGTCAATGGTATCGCGAAGTTGCACCATGCCCGCACGATATTGCGTGCGTGGATAGCGGTTTACCGTTGTTGGTTAGGGCCTATGTGCCGTGTCGCAGAGAAAACCCGTACTTGGCATCGGCGTCGCGTCGCGCCTTGATGGCATCTGCCAAACTAGGTAGCGAAGCAGTTGGCGGCACAATTCGGGCGTGATATCGGCTCGTTTAGCCATGCGCAGATCCTTTGCGTTTGGTCAGGGCTGGAGTGGGATTGCCGTCCCGTTCCAGCCTGCTTTTCATGGCATTTCTTCCGAGTCTTGGCTAGTCGCTTAGGTCGATCACGGACCTTGACCTACAGCCACAGTACGGAAGTTGGCCGGGTCGATCCTCCGGCGGCGCCAATAGGTTCTTGCCGTTCAGTTCGTAGCCGACGTCAGCGGGATCGTCGGAATAGTAATTGCCGTCGCGGGCGATATGCACTTCCCGCCCATGGAGCTTTCTACTCCATACCCATTCCCACGCTGTGATACCCGCTTCCCGCCTGCGCTCATCCGCCAGCGCGGAAGTCAGCTTGTTCGACTGATCGGCTGCGATTCGGAGCGATCTGTCCCTCCCCATGCCAACTGCCTCGCGGATCGTCTTCGCCACCTCACGTGCCGGGGTGCGATTGCGCAATCCGTCGAACACAGCGTTTCCAATGCGCTTGCGGGCTTCGTCCGATACGTCCTTGATGAGATTGACGTTCCACTGGATATGCGTCTCCAGCGGGGCGCGCATGTCACCAGCGCCTATGAGCGTTTCGAGGTCAACGCCAGTGGCGCTCAGGACCGCGCCGCGCCATTGCCCCCGAAACCACTGCTCAGTACGGATAGCCCAGTCGCGCACCTGCGGCGTCAAGTTCAGCAGCAGACGGTTGATCGAATCCGTCGCGCTTTCGATTTCCGCCTGAGCGTCGGCCGGGCTGTCCGTGGTGATCTCTGACAGGGTGCGCGCGTACTCGGCTTCAATGCGGGGTAGTGCTGCGGTCCATCCATCTATGACCGGCTTGTAGCAAGCCCTATAGAGGTTCGTCGCGATGGTGGCAGGCGGCTTGATGTCTCGCAGGACGATAGCCTTTCGCCGCATGCCAGGGTTGGCGCGGCGAGTCATGGCGCGGAGGTCGAAGGGCATCACCGACGCTCAAAGATGACGATAGCCATTAATTTCCCGCCTAGCCGATCTCGCCAAGATCATGCGTTGCAAAGCGTGGATGCCGTGACGGAACTCGGCGTTATCGTCGTCGTGCTCAATCGGGAGTGCGGTAAATTCGTTCCATGCTTCCGCAAGCATCATGACCAGGGCGCGCTCTTGCTCCGTCATGCCTCGCTCGCCTTCCGATCCAGATCAAGCGGCTCGAAAATCTCAGGCCCAAACTCCAGCGCGCCGGTGAACGGCTTGAGTGCCGTCAGGTCAAAATCAGCCGGAATGTCATAGCTGATCGTGACATGCGGCGTGTATTCGTCATAGTCGTGCGAGCCGCCGGCCTGAACCATATCGCGATGGCGGCTCTGCAACTCCCACGAGGCGAACAGCAGCACAACGGCATTCTCGCCTAGACGCTCAATGGCGCGCGGTCCACCGGGCTTGACGCGCAGATGTCCGTTTTCATCTCCAGCCCAGCTATCGCCCATCTTCATAGGATCAACGGCAGTGCGTGAATAGAGGACGGTCACATGCATGTCCTCTGCCGGAAGCGTCGAGGAGAAGCCGTTGGACTTGGCCCATGCGATAAGATCGGCGGCGTTCAGCAACTTGCGCTGGACATAGAGAGGGCGCGGCGTTGCGTCCTGCATCCATGCATCTTGAGCGCGGCGCGGCGTTGCGCTTCCATTCGTTCCGCCGCCACCGGCTAGATTTGGATCGCCTCCTTTCTGCTGCTGCGTCAGTGCGCTCGGGTCGGAACCATCATCCGGCATTTCGAGACCATATCGCTCGTTTTCCGGAATTTCGTCCAGCACGGCGTCAATGCCAGGGATAAACCCGTTCTCGATAAGGCCGTTCTGATA